CTCTTTATTTCTTACCTTATATTTTCCAACTTTAGGGTATTTTTTCATAAATCTCTTATAAATACATTATACGGTTCAAAGTATTTATAACAGGAGTAAGACAATGGCGGGTCAATTTTTAGAAGATTTTAAAAGTAGAATGACATCATTTGCTAGACCAAATCTTTTTGAAGTAGTGATATTCAACCCTAAAAAGAAAGGTGTACTAGGACAAGTACAACAGAGATTATCGTTTGCTTGTTATCAGGCTACCATTCCCGGCATGAATATTGCAACAACTGATAAAGATCAAGGTTATCGTTCAATGGCATATCAAAAAATATATGAAGATGTGACTTTAGGTTTCTATGTTCATGGGGATATGAAAGAACTTAAAGTGTTTCAAGATTGGATGCAGATAATGATTGACCCAACAGATAATCATGTAGGATATTACGATGATTATATTGCAACAGTAGAAATTAAAAATTTAGACAGACAACAACATAAAGTTTTAACTACCACTTTAATTGATGCCTATCCAAAAACACTAGAAACTATCGCACTAGATGCTGGTGCAAATGACGATGTTATGAAAGTGAATGTTGTATTTACTTACAGAACTTATAAACAGGAATTTGGTGGAAAACAAGAAACAACAGGTGAGAGTTTAGGAAGTTTTACTGAAAGAAGTGCTGAAGATATCCCTGAGCCATTATCAGATATGAATACATTAAGAGATAAGACAGGAAATTTAGTTACAAAGAATAAACAAGGATTCTTTGTTCCAGAAGACCAAAGAATTAATCAGTAAATAATAACAATATCATTTTATATTAAGGAGTCAATGAAATGGGATTACCGAAAATTGCAGTACCACAGTATAGTTTAAAATTACCTTCCAACGATAAAGAAATAAAATATCGTCCGTTCTTAGTCAAAGAAGAAAAACTTCTTTTAATAGCTATGGAAAGTGAAGATGAAGAACAAATAGCAACAGCATCAAAAAATGTAATTAAAAGTTGTATCTATGCTGACATTGATGTAGATGATTTACCAATATTTGATGTTGAATATATATTTCTTCAACTAAGGTCAAGAGCTAAAGGTGAAAGAATTGAACTAAAATATAATTGTCCTAAGTGTGAAAGTGAAATTCCAGTATCATTTAATATTGATGATATCAATGTCCAAAAAACAGAAGGACACAATACAAAAATAGAATTAGCTGAAAATTTAGGTGTTGTATTGAAATATCCAAATATGACATTGCAAACAGAAATAGAAAAAACTAAAGATGATAGTCAGGTTGAACAATTGTTTAGAACAATGGTTATATGTATTGATTATATCTATGATGCAGAAAAAATGTATTCCAATAAAGACCATACGGAAAAAGAACTTACAGACTTCTTAGAATCTTTAACTGATCCACAATTTCAAAAGATTTCTAAATTCTTTGAGACTATGCCAAAACTAAAACATGATGTAGTATTAGAATGTAAGAACAAAGTAAAAGGTGAAGGTAAGAAGAAAGATAAAACTTGCGGATACAAAGAAGAACTAACTTTGGAGGGCCTACAGTCTTTTTTCGACTAGCCCTCTGTAGTGAGTCATTGGCAAATATGATGAACACCAATTTTTCAATGATGCAGAATCATAAGTATTCCTTAACAGAGTTAGAAAATATGTTGCCATGGGAACGTGAAGTATATGTATCTTTGTTAATGAATCACATTGCAGAGGAAAATGCAAGAATTAAAGCTCAACAAAACAAATAAAGGTTAATAAAAAATGGCTGAAGACATTAAAAAAGAAAACAATAAAGACCTAGCTGAAAAAGTTGGAACAGTTATCAATAAATCTTTTGTTAAAAGCTTTGCAGATTTTTTTAAAAAAAATGCTGAGGAGAAAACTGAAGACGCTCGAGCAGCAAAATTGGCATCTAAAGAAAGAGAAAAATCTTTAAAGATAATGTCTGGTTTGTGGAAACAATCAAAATTAACTGCTAAAGCATCAAAAGCAGTTTCCAAGGCTACTGACACAATGCTGAGTAAATGGAAACTTTTAGTTGGACTTGGTTTGTTTTTAATGCCTAAAGAGTTTTGGATTAAACTCAAAGATGGTATGTTTATAATGTGGAATTATCTAAAGGGTTTAGATTGGGGAAAAATAAAAACACAAGTTTTTGATGTACTAGGTAGTACAATTAAATTACTTGCGAAGGTAGTTGGAAAAATATCTAATTTGATTCTTGGTAAGAAAGCAACAAGAGATGAATATGATGAACAAGTGATGGTACTTGAAAAAATGAAAAAGAAAAAAGGAATATTGTTTGATGAGTCTGATAAAGAATTTAAGAAGCGTCAAAAAAAGCAACAAGAATTGGTAGATAGTTTAGGTGGATTCGATAAAGATAAGAATTTTATCGGGAAAAGACAAGGTGGATTGTTTGGTGAAAACAAATCATGGACAGATGTTGCAATGGGTCTTGGCACAATAGCATTACTTTTAAGTCCAACAGGAACACTAATTGCTGGTTTAACTGCATTTAAAATAGGTCTTGATGCAGTTAAATGGGGTAAGAATAAACTTACTAATACTCCATTACCCCAAACTGATACTAAAACTACTAAAACTACTCAAACTAAGGGACAAAAATTAAACCAGCAATTAGGTGGCGCAAGTGGCGCAAGTAATACAGCTAAAAAAGTTCCGACTCCAACTAAATTTGAAAAAGCAAAAGGGCTATTAAAAAGGACTGGTAAAAAAGCTTTCAGATTCTTGTCAAAAGGACTTGGCCCTGCTGCCACATTGTTTGCCGCGGGCAGTGCGATACAGTCAACTTTAAACGAGCAATCAAAAGATAAGGTTAAAGTTGGTGATGCAGTAAACGCACGAAAAATGGTAAATGCAAATAGCAGGACACCTTCTTCAAGTAACGCAACAAATATGATGGAGAGTGGTTTGAGTAGTTTTACAGATATTCCAAAACATATGATATCAGATGTTGCATCCATATTTTCTAATAAGTCATCATTGGAAATTAAAAAGAACATGGATAAATCTACGGAAAAATTAACCGATAATTATGTTGAGATGGTTAAAGGTATGGGAGAAAATATAAGGAAAACTGTAAGAGCAATTAGTAAAACAGAAATTCTCAAATCAAAATCAAAAAAGAAATTTGTTCCGATTAGTACTGACCCTAGATTTAAAAAGGAAGAGGAAGAAGAAGAAAAATCTTTATGGGAAAAAGGTAAAGATTGGTATGATAAAAAGGTAGCACCAGTTATAGGTGGTAATCAACATTATGGTGAGAAATTAGTAGAACTACAAAAAATGGACACAAGTGCCAAACCTTCTACTGGAACAGCAAGACAAAGTAGTGGCCATGGACTCATAACAACTCCATCACCTATAAGTGCTTCTAAAACATCATCATATCCTAGAATTGATGACGATGGTGGTACTACCAATATGAATGGTGTTAGATGGAATAAAATGCATACATCAGGAAGAAGTGGTGTTGAAGCAGCAATATGGGAGATTTTTAATAATCATGGAAAAAAACCAACCTTTGTTAGTGGACTAAGAGACAAAAAACATCATTTGTATAATCCACAATCCCAACACGCATATGGTTTAGGATTTGATTTAAGATCAAGAGGTTTAGGTGCTAGCAAAGATGCTATTTCAAACGACTTGCATAGTTTTTTTAATCAAAAAGGATGGTTTATGCAAGAGGAAATAGCTGGTCAAAGTAATACAACTGGAACAAAAGCAACAGGAGATCACTTTCATATTCATAAAGCTGCAAAAGGTTTTCATGGTGTTGTTGAGTCAGCAACAGGATTTATTGCTGGTGAGGCAGGATCAGAACGTGTTGATATTACTCCTTTGAATGGACCTAATGCAAAACTAGCTGCTTTTAATAATCTACAAAATCAAAATTTAGATGCACAAAGAATGGGTGGTAGTGGTGGGGGTACAACTGTTATAGCACCTCAAACAACTAAGGTGAGTCAATCATCAACAACTGCGGTAATGTCTAATCCAACTGCAAAAGATTCTTTTTGGCTTGATGCATAAAAAAATAAAGGGGGAAGTGTACCGATACGGTTTCACAAGGTATCACGGAGCTCCTGCGGAATGATACCAGCATACTAATGGTTCAACACCATTATAACAAAACACTCCCCCCTCTATCAATTACTGTTCAGCTAACTTCTTAAAGTAGTCCAAAGTAGTATCCTCTGGTGCATCAACAGACGCAATCGGATCACTAGTACTCTCTTCAATTGTTCCAACAAACTCGCCACCAGCATCATGTGCAATGACTGTATTGAAACGTGATTCAAGTTCCTGATAACTCTTAAAGTTCTCTGGAGCAAGAATACCTTGAAGTGAATGCTGTGTTTTCCACAACTCTTCAAGTTTACCATCATCACCATCTAGTAATTGAGTTGGAGCTGCAAACTCTGACTTATCATAATTTGCATAACCATCCACTTTACGAATCTTCAACTTGAAGTTAGCACCTGCCCAGAAGTCAAAAGGGTTGATAGGTGTTTCGTCTTTAAACTCTGGATTCATTACACTTTCGATTTTCTCGAAAATCTTTTTACCATAACGAAACAAAAATACCTTACCTTCGTTCTCAGCGTTCATGCTGTCTTCAATCACAAGAATATTGCTGTAGTAACTTAACTTTCGTTTTCGTTCTCTTGCAATACTCTTATCAGATTCAACACCAGAATTCCATAATGTAGTATTAGCTACTGAAACAGGGTCTTTAGTTCCACTAGGAGCATCAGACCTCGGTGTAGTCAAAGAGTTCTCAATGTACCAGCCACCTGGCCCTTTGAACCCATGAGTCCACAACCGTACCCAAGGCACATCTTCCTGTTGAGGTGCCGGAAGGAAACGGATAACGGCATAACCGTTACCAGTATTATCTTTCTCACACTTCCAAATACGGTCATCTTCGTAGGAAGGTTTCTCAGCTAGTTTCTCAACTTGCTTTGTGAGGTTTTGTAAATTGTTCATACGATTTGCTTTTAAATCTTTAAAACTACCCATTTGTATTACTCCTTATTACGTTATATTATTAAGTATCATTACAAACTATCATCACCTACATTACAAAGGAAGTTTAGAACTGCGATCTTTCATCATGTTAAGTTCATAAGCTTCTGCTTCTATCTTATCCTTAATCTGCTTGTTTAACATCTTGGCAACCATTTCAATTTCACAATCAACATCATTAGTATATTTTAAAATAGCATCCATGTATGTCATTTGTTTTTCTCTGACCATTTTATCTAATGTTTCATTAATATTAACACTCATTTGATATCCTTTACAGAGTCACAAATTTTAAGCTTCTTTGCTTCTTTTGCACTTAACCAAACATCAGTTGCTGGTAATAGATAAGACCTGATTTGTTTTTCATTTAAACCTGTACATCTTTTATAATGATTAATCATCCTTTCAGTTGTAAGTTCAAATTCTTTACCTACTGCAACAAGCTCATGTTCTTTACCCCAACTACCCCAAGAAAACTGGTGTGACATAATAGAGGTATTAGGTGTTAGAACTCTATGACCTTTTTCACCAGCTATAAACATCATAAAACCAGCAGATGCAATTTGTCCTAATCCAGTTGTATGTATCGGAATGGGACAACCTTTCATTACATCAATAACAGCAAATGCAGCGTTTAAGTCACCGCCAGGTGAGTTAATAATGATTTGCAGATACTTAGGTCTAGGTACAGTCCAGACTTTTGTTAAAATAAAGCTAATCAAATCTTTACAAGTTTCTTGACTAACCTCACTCATAAAAAGATATACACCTTTATCTTCGGGAGAGGGTTCGGACTTCTTTTCTTTATCAGACATAGGATTTTCCCTTTCCATTAAATTAATACCTGTAAGGATCAATATAAAATATATGATCCCCTATTGTAGCCACCGTCAACATTTTACGATTCCAATATGGGTCAACATCATTTCTATGATAGTGAGTAGCACCATTTAAGAAATCGTTGACCTTCCATCGTTCACCGTAGTTTTTAATGTGTACTCCCGGCAGTTCTAACATTGCCTTTGCAATAGTAACTGCAACCTTCCAAGCAATCTTATCTTTAGGTCTATCGGGTAAACCATCACAAAACCAAGAGAAATGACATTTGTTTCTAACGACTTTCCCGTTTTTCCAATTTGCCTGCTTAACAACTTTGCAGATAGTATTGGGAAACCTTTTACTGTTCATCCTATTTATAGTCACAAGAGCGACTGCAATTTGACCTTTAGTAGTTTGGTCACGGGCTTCAAAATAAATGTTTAGTGCCAAACAGGTTGTTTCCTGTTTAGTAGAAAATCCACTTAACATGAATAAAGATAGTATGAGTAATAATAGTTTCATAATGAAAAAAGGGGATGGTTGCCCATCCCCTCTCTCTTAGTTACCCCAATGTGCAGTAAGGGCTTTACGACAAGCAAAGACATCCTTTGCTCCACCAGCCAAGTCACAATCCTTAAATGCAACCTGTCCAGTAGCAGGTGAAGTGTAGATGTTTACCCAACGTGGAAGACCAGTTACATCAGCCTCTGCTCGGGTAATCTGTCTAGCATTCTTCATACCTACTTTTGGTTGACCAACAGTTTTAGTGTTACGCATAAAATAAATCTCCTAAGTTAAAATCAAGTTTCGTGATGAACTCTCATCACTTCAATATAACCATTATATCATAATGGTATTCGTTATACAAGGAAAAAGTTTCCCTTGTTCTGGAGCGGGAAAAGGGGCTCGAACCCTTAACATCCTGCTTGGCAAGCAGGTACTCTACCATTGAGCTACTCCCGCAAATAGACGGTAGTTTATTCTGTTACGAGGAAAACTACCAAAACCCTAGCTACTTATTAAGCAGCAATCGCAAGATCGTAATCGTTTGCGTTTGTGATTTGATTGATTTTTTACAAGGCCAACAATCATCCTTG